GGGCGCAGCTTATCGTTGGCCCAGGCGAGAAGTGCATTCGACACGTTTTTCGTCATCGGTTTGCGCGCCTTCGCTCCCTTGCGTCGGCGGAGCTTCCGCGCCCCCGGGGTCATGGGCCTGGTGTTCGGTCGGGACCCGGAGAATCCAATTACCCAATGATCGGCGTCGTATTCCAGTATCCCCAGGGCCGCGAGCATCTTGCCGGTGAGTCGCAGCCAATCACCGGGGCTCTCGGGGGAGCGCCCCACAGCTTGTTTATACTTCCGATACCCCTCCGAGTAGCGTTTGAATCCGCCGCCGACCAACGATTGCCCCTTGTTCACTCGGGTCTTGATCACCTCAACCGCCTTGTTTGCCATGATGACGTTGAGCTTCCTCCGCTCCTTGCGAGACGGCCAAGGAATCTTTTTGAAAGCGTTGCCCATGTCGATCTTCAGCTTGATGGTCATCGCGGACCTTTCGGGTACTTCTTGACAGCGTCCCCGACGAGGGGCACGAACTCATGCCGGCAGTTCCACCCACCGCCCCATGTTATGACAGGTGTTGGTTGTTTCTGATGCCCCCATCTGGAGGCGGTGGCCTCGAAATCCTCTTTCGTTCCTCGCCGCCCAACCCAGTGAGAACACCACTCCCGCGTGATGCTATCCTGCGGACCCAGGTAGACGAACCACTCAACCCCTGCTTCCTCGGCATGGCGCATGGTCAGCGTCCGGTTGAACGCCTGCAACGAGGTCACGATCAACGTCATGGCCTGGTGTCTCTTAGTTCCGAGTTTTTCCGAGATCGACGTCAGCAAATCCGCAACATCTCCTCCTCCCAGTATAGCACGCCTGAGCAGTTGAGAGATCTCTTCTGCCGCCTGGTCTGCCACAGCCATCAACTCGGCCTCGGCCCCGCTCAGCAACATGGTGATCGCCTGCTGCGATTCCCGGCTGAACTCCGCTGGCAGTTTCATTTTCTTGGCCTTGTCCAAGATCTCGTAGTGGAGCTGCTCCAGGCCGGCGAGCTGTTGCAGGATCACCTCCCGGTAACCAAGAGCATCCATCTCCACCCGGAGGGAACGCAGCGTGTTGTCCAGCCGGGTGATATTGAAGGAGTCGGAGACGAGCACGCCTTCTTTCTTGTGTATCTTCTTGAGCAAATCACGCAGGTACTTTTCCAGATTCAGGAATGCCTGGGTGAGTGCTCTTTCGACGCGGGCTTCTACGGCTTCAACGGGCAACTAGAATCCCCTCTCAATCTTCAACAACCACACCATGTAGGCCACGGTCAGAAAGTGACCCAGCAGAACCCCCAGGATAAACCAGATCACTCTTCATCGGTCCCTTCTTCCTCCGGTTTCTTCAGGCCCATGCGCTGAGCGAATGCGTCGGCATACCCTGTCGGCAATTCTTGTTTACCCTTGCTCTTTTGCTCGCGGTTCTCCTCCGCATTCTTCTCTACAGCTTTTCTCGCCTCCTCCCTCGTCTCGTCGTACCGCGCTGCTCTCCAGTCAGCCGCCGTCGAGACGTTCGCCTCGATCTCCGCCGCGTACTGGTTACCCACGGCCATCGGGTCCTCGATCTCGTCAATCTCTCCCGGCTCCCACTTCACGCGCAGGCCCTCGATGGGGATCTTGTCGTCAGCGTAGGTGTTGTGCACCACGCAGAGCCGGTAGACACTCTCCTCCACATAGGGGCGATAGATCTCCACCAAGTTCTGCCGATGCTCGCGAATTGGTTTGTTGCGGATCTTCAGCGCGTATCCGGATTCCGGCGCCGATGAATCGGCTCTCACGGCCGAGGGCGACAACCCGCCGAACAGGGCCCGGATCTCCATCAACTCCTTCGTGTAGTTCCAGATCTCCGTGATGTTGAGGGTCGGTGTCTTCGGGTCAAGACCTGCCCCCGCCGGTATATCGATCACGCAGCCGGGAGATATCGTCTTCACCCCGAGCTCGCTCCCGCCCTCGGCCATCGTATGCACCCAGGCCGGGATCGAGTTGAAGCGGATCGTGTAGTTGGCGTCGGTCAGGATCGAGTTGACCTGCCGGTTGACTGTGAGCAGATCCTCATCACCGATCACGTACAGGGACGTGATTGTATCGTCTTGCCACCACACGAACGGGTAGAGCGACCCGCCGGTCCTCGGGTCGGTGAACGGATTTACGTCTTCATCGTTGATCCGATAGTCGTTGTTTCCGTCAGTGGTGAAATACACCGTGTTATCCATACCAGCGTCAACCGCATCCTGGTCTCTGTATCCCCACACCTCATACCGATACGATGAAGAGTTGATGCCGGAGATCCCGGGCAAGGTGAACAGAACAGCCCATGCCGAATCTACATCCCACCATCGGAAGGGATCGGGTACGATGTCCACAAGCTGCGCCGGCCAGACGGAACACCGAGCGTGTCCAGCTCGGGAATCCCACCAGGGTTTGAACATCGACCGGTGTTGGAGCTGCGTGTAGGCGTCGGCATCCTTGAGAGCGGACCAGATGTTGCTCTTGCGTTTCATCTCCTCGAAGGATTCGATCTTCTGAATTTCCCCTGAATCGTTCACGAGGACCACGTCGCCGGAATCAACGAACACCTGCGCCTTGTCGGAGATCTCCTTCTTCACCAGCGGGAGGTTGACCTGATCTCTCTCGACCTCCGTGTAGGTCTGTGGGAAGTGGCGCTTGAGGACCTCCCTCATGTCCGACTGCATCGAGCCGAGGTAGTAATCCTGCCGGGCCTGCATTTCGTTCTTGTACGTGAAGAACTCGCCGGACGGTTGCCAGTTGGCGGACGCCGTCAGGAGCTCCTGGAGGTTCGCCTTGCGCTGGTCGCGCATCAGGACGTTGAAAAACTCCCCGAGTTTATCTTTCAGGTCGGTGAATACGCTCATCGATCAATCTCCAATCCCTCCTTGTCGAACTCTTCTAATGCGATCATGGCCTGTTCTGCCGTTTTATACGGACCCATGGGCCATAGGCCAACATCCCGATCTGCTTGGCAATCGCTCGCGGACTTGGGCCACCCCCACCACTTACCGGCGGTTCCCTCAATCTCGTTTCCATCCCAATCCGAGTAAGGCCCAAAGGAAACAGATCCGTATTCATCACACCACCAGCAAACACCATTGAATAACCATCCCCTGCGCATCATTCTCAAACCTCTCTGCTTATCCAATAGCGCACCTGAAGCGGCAATATACCTCTCGGAATCGCCTCATTTCAATCGAGCCTTCTTTTATTCCAGCCGCCTTGTCCAAACACCTCTGTTTCACTACGCATACTGCCTCACTCTAGTTTGCAATCGAAGAATCGGAAAGTGATTGACCGCGACATACCGGATTAGATCACATGCGTGGTCCGAAATCCCATCCTTCACCGGGTTGCTGTCAACCCCCTTCCCCTCCTTCACGTCCGGGTATGAATAGGAATGCAACGCGTTCCAGCATCCACGTGATCTCTGCTCCTTCAACAGGTCGGTTGAGAAGTACATCGCCGGTGGTCCGTCAATGGGATCAAGCAGGGCGTGAACGTGTTCGATCCCGTTCTGGATGTTGCGGAGCCGTGGGTTCGTGGTGTAGACGATCTTCGGGACCTGGAGGACCTTCTTGGCGATAAAGATTTGATCTAGTCCACTCGTCGCTTCCGTTGCCATGCCCGCCGGGTCGCCGAGTGCAATAGTGATCGGGTATCCCTGGTCATTGCCGCCCCGCCACAGGGCCTCGGTGGTAATCGCCTGTTCTATGCCGTTGGGGAAATACTCTCGGTGGAAGACCACACCAGCGTATTGCCACGCAGGATTTCTCTTCTTGAGCCGAATGCCTTTCTTGATCTCAAACCCCTCGGGGAGGAGCTGATAGAAAAGTGCATGCGGCGTCCTCGGACTCCAGTCAAGAGCAACGCACGAAGAAAGGGACCCACTGAACACCCACGGGATCGCGTGTCTCTTCTCGTCCACCTCGGGATAGACCGATCCGCCGGGCGGGACCCACTGACCCTCTAGGTGACAGGGGGCCATCCGAGCCGACGTTGATTCTCGAAGATTCTGCGCCGCGTCCGGGTGCAGGTCGGTGTTGTCGTCAGTCCTCAGCCGGAGGATGCGCCGCTTGCCGTCGTCTCTACCCTCGAACTCGTCTCTCAGCCAGGGTGTCCAGTGGGGTACGCCCGAGACGAGCAGCCGTAGCCTGGTGGCCCGGGAGTCCCTCAGCCGCGCAACGGTCCGGGTGAAGATGGATTGATTCGCAAGTGCGATCTCGTCCAGGTACGCCCAGGCCGCAGTGTACATCTCCAGTCGCTCGGGATTGTGAAACGTAAAATAGATAATCCGTCGACCACCCGTCAAATAGATGACCTCGTCCTGCTTACTCTCTCCGATGATCGCGTCCTGCATGGCGGGCTTGACCTTGTTGTTGATGAGCTCGCGGAGGAGCTTGTAGGTCGGTGCACCTATCAGACCATCGCATCCGGGATTGATCCACGAACTCTCGTCGATGAATCCCAATCCGCTCCACGTCTTACGGCTCCCCCATCCGCCAGCTGCAAACGTGGCAAAAGAATCCGAATACGCGACCGGCCACTGATTCTCCCGCATCGCCAGTGGTTCGGTTGGGTTCTCAGGATTCCGTAGAATCCACTTTCCCATGTGTCGCTGTCCAGGTGGTTCCGATAAGGGTTGCGCCGGGCTCAAGAACAATGCGCTCACCACCACCGCCAATAACCAAGCGCTTCCAGTCATCCGCCGACTGGTCCTTCGGTTGCGCCTCGGCTCCCCAGCGGTTCCGGTGTTTGCGTTCGAGCCACCACGCCGATGATTGCCAACCCCTCTCTCCTTTACTGATTCTCTCAACGTGATACGCCTCCGCTTCGGCATCGGCCCTTTTTACTGCTTCGGAAAACTCCGGGTGTCGGTGTTCCCATTCGTTGAGCGTGTCAACGTGGATGCCCGCCATCTGCGCAGCAACGCATTTGAAATTGCCTGCCTGCAGGGCGGCGAGGATAATCGCGACGCGTTCCTCGTTGTACTTGGTCGGCTGGCCTGGTCCGCGTTTCTTTTTCTTGATCGGTTTCTTCTTGGCGGGTTTTCTCTTGGCATTCTTTTTCTTCGGCATCGGTGATCAACACCCATCCTGGGGACCTGCCCCTGAACCGAGACGCGACCAGCGCGTTTCAGTTTCACCGTACAACACGAAGAATCAATCTGTCAAGAGCGGTGCTCCTCCATCAGCCTGCTGTGGCCCTTGTCGACCGCCCTGTCCCATTCGTCCACCGGTACGTGGCCCTTGGCGTCGCAGGCCAGGCAGGGCCGTCCCTCGCGCTCTCTGGAGCCGTCGCACGCGGGGCAGACGCAGACCTGGCCGACGCCCTTGCAGGTATGGCAATCCACCGTGACCAATTCGTAGCCGCTCTCTGTGGTATAGTGTGGTTCATACGACCTGCCAACTGTAATCTCCTTCTCGCCCTTGCACTCCGGGCAGGTGATCCGCTTGCTAGTATCCTCGCCATCTTGTCCGACGTTGTCCATGTCAACCTCCGCTTGATAACCCCAACTACACGTCCAGCACGTCTTCTTCTCTTCTTTCATGGTTTCTCTCCAAAGATTTCTGCGTCAGGATCTGGGAGTTCACCCATACCGTATATGTTGAGAGCGAATCGCGCAGCTTGGGATGCGTTGCAACAACCTGTCCAGCAATTGTGCGGCCCCGAACCCATACAGATCGAGCGGGGGCGATAGCAGACGACGACGGGCACTTCAACGGAAGGTCCGTAGTTGTTTGGCAGCGGAAACGCGCCGTAGATCCCATGCTTCACAATCATCGGCTCAGCCAACACCAGAATCAAAAGCAGTCGGATCATGGTTTCTCTCCATGAGCTAACTTGAGAGCGTTGTTGAGTATACAGTCTTGGGTGTGGCCGATGCGAGACTCGTTCCCGCAAACAGGGCACGCCTCATCGTCGTTTGTTCTCCCTCCCCACTCCGCCGCTTCCAGGGCTTGGAGTAGTTGGGGGGCTGCGCCGATGAGGTCTATCTGTGCATGGGTGGCGTCGATGTGAGTAAAGGCTACGCGCTCCCCTCCTAGGTGCTCATAGATTGCCACCCAACGACCCTTACACTTACAGCACTCCTTGTGCTGCTTCAGTTTATCACAGGAGTCTTTGGGTTTGGGTCCGAACGCTTCTTGCTCCCCCTTGTCTAATGCCGCTCTGATTGTATCGTCGGACGGGGGCTCGACTTCGGCAAGCTCCTCTGGTGAAAGTTTCTTGAGTGGATCACTTGGTGGATGAGGATCTTTCTTGGGGGGTTGGCAGTCGGCATGTATATCAACCTCACATCTATCAATACATACCTGTGATGTCGGGCTTGCGTTGTTCTGTTTTGTCTTCAGTAGTTCCCTCTCCCGGGTGCGGGCGGGGCACTCTTGTGTTCCTTGTCCCGCTTGCATGTACAGATAAAGAGAACATTTGTTTTTGTGCTCACACTCTCCGCATATAGCCATCACTTGTCCTCCGTCTTTTCTACGACCGCGACCACGACCAACAGTTCTCATCATGACCACAATCGCAGTACCTGCCATCTGGCCTGTCGTGTATCTCCACCCGACCACAAGGGGGTAGGTCATCTGTTCTATCACTCGGGCAATTACAAGCCCAGCCAGCGATATCCTTCCACGTTTTCTTGTCCATCACTTGTCCTCCAAGAATTTTCCGTCGGGTTTGGTAGGCTTTTCACCCCACCACTCCCATCGTGACCAGACCACTCTCAATCATCTAGCCTCCAAGATTTGTATGAGGGTCTTTAGCTGCCAGCGTCGCTCCACCACATCCGCCGCCGCCTCCGCATCCGCCGCCGCCGCCTCCGCATCCGCCGCCGCCGCCTCCGCATCCGCCGCCGCCGCCGCCGCCGCATCCGCCGC